ATGAACTTATTCAAGAAAAAGTTGCGTTTGAAAATGCTAAAGCGATTGAAAGTTCAAATGAGCATCTTGATGAAGTCATTAAAGATTTACAAAGCGAAGAAGATCAACTCCTTGATAAGAAAGAAGATTATGAACATCAACTTTATATCTTGAAAGAATTTACGACTACCAAAGTCAAAATGCTTACTGAAAACATTAATAAGAAATTCAAAATGGCTAACTTTAAGCTATTCAATCATCAAGTTAACGGTGAAATCAAAGAAACATGTGTCTGTACAGTTGATGGCGTTGAGTATAACGGTGGCCTTAACAACGCAGCAAGAATCAATGTTGGTTTAGATATTATCAATACATTATCCACACACTATGGAATCACTGCACCAATCTTTATCGATAACGCAGAAAGTGTGACAGACATTATTCCGACAGAAGCGCAACAAATTCAATTAGTAGTAAGTGGGCAAGATAAAACATTAAGAATGGAGACGATTTAGACATGGCAGTAGAACGTACGGTTTATAACGGTTGGGCCTTTTCAGAAAATGCAAAAGAAAAAATGCAAATAAATTCTGAACTCTATAAGGAAATTAAAAATAAGTATTCAATTTATCGTTCAGATAATCGTTATGCATTTGTAAATAACGATATCAACTTTGATGATTACGATTTAATTATTGAGAGAGTACCAAAATATAAACATGCGATTTATAACATTCACAAGAATGACACGGAATTAGGCTATGATGAAATGCTACTTGTGTGTGATGATGGAAATCTTTGCTTCGGCGGTCAAAAAACTAAATCAAATCAATATACAGTATGGGAGGACTAATAAAATGACAAATAATCAAGTACAACCAACAAACTTAAAAATGGTGCAAGAAAGAATTGTTAATGAAAAAAATGTAACAGATGAAGTATTAAATAAAATTAACGTTTATCAAGCACAAGGCAATTTATCATTGCCTTCAGGATATTCAGCGGAGAATGCATTAAAAGAAGCATGGTTAGTAATTAGTCAAAACAGCAAACTAGCAAACTGTACTAAAGAAAGTATGGCACAAGCGCTATTAGGAATGGTTACACAAGGTTTAAACCCAGCTAAGAATCAATGCTACTTCATTCCTTATGGTAATAAAATGCAAATTCAACGTAGCTATCATGGAAATATCATGATGTTAAAACGTGATGCAGGTGCAAAAGATGTAGTTGCTCAAATCATTTATAAAGGTGACTCATTCAAACAAGAGCTAGATGGTACTGGTCGTATTAAAGATATTAAGCATGAACAAGATTTCTTTAATATCGATAAAGACAATATTGTAGGTGCTTATTGCACAATTGTTTTTGATGATGGGCGAGATAACTATATCGAGATTATGACAATGGATCAAATCAAGCAAGCTTGGATGCAATCATCAATGATTAGAGATGAACAAGCACTTGAGAAATCAAAGACACATAATAATTTCAAAGAAGAAATGGCCAAAAAGACAGTTATTAATCGTGCAGCTAAACGTTATATCAATAGCTCAACAGATGATAATTTACTCAAATTCGCGAGAGAATCAGAAACTCGTCAACGTAAAGAAGTTCTAGATGCAGAAGTGGAAGAACAAGCAAATCAAGAAGAACTTGACTTTGAACAGCCACAACAATATGAAGATGCCCAATTTAAAGAAGTAGAAGAATCTGAACCAGCTGATGTAAGTAACTTTGAAGAAGTAGCGCAAGAAGTATCTAAACAAGAAAGTGAGAAAGATCCATTTTAATAGAAACTTTAGCAACAGGATCAAATGGTAACTGCTATCACATTAATGATGGCAGTACCTCACTTCTTATTGAAGCTGGCATCAAATTTGAAAAGGTTCAGAAACACTTCAAAGGTCGAACAAGAAAAATCAAAGGTTGCTTAATTACTCATGAACATGGCGACCACGCTAAGTATATAAAACAATATGTCAACGAAGGTATTAACTGTCATATGACTGTAGGCACTCAACAAGCAATTCCTACAGAAAGTCATAGAATATGCACAATCAAAGCAAAACAAGAACTAAGAATCGGTACATGGTCGATACTACCATTTGATATTGAACATGACGCTAATGAACCAGTTGGCTTTTTACTTAAAAGCGTTCATGGTTACAAAGTTTTGTATATCACAGATACAAAATATCTCAAATATAAGTTCAAAGGTGTTACACACATGATGTTAGAAGTGAACTACATCTACGAACAAATGCAGCAAAACATTAAAGACGGTGTCATTCATAACGTATTGGCCAACCGTATTATGGAGTCTCATTTTAGCTTAGAACATGCAATTGGAATGTTAGAAGCAAATGATTTATCAAAACTAGAAGAAATTCACTTAATTCATTTAAGTAGCAATAATGCAAACGCTACACATATAAAACAAAGTATTCAGGAAGTTACAGGTGTTCCTGTTTATGTAGGAGGACATAATCAATGACAAATAAATTCAGAATTACAAAAAAGAAAGATGGCACAGTAAGTTATCACATGGAAGGTAGTTCAGATTTTATTAATAGCATTTCTGATAAAATTTTAAATTCTAAAAAAGCGTCTAAAACTGATTTGATGAAGTTACACAAACCATCTGAACAACATAAACCATCTGAACAACATAAACCAACTGATCATCATATTTTAAATATGCCAACCACTATTAAACCAACACCACCAAAAAAACAAATATCTCTCGTTAAACCAGAAGGTGAAACAGTGTATTCAGAAAGTGAACCTAATACTATGGCTAAAGCGTTAAAACAATTAGATATTAAAAAAGAAAACGATGATCGACCTGAACAGCCAGAAGACACATCTTACTACTACACAGGCATTAAAGAAAAAGATGGTAAAAAGTTATATCGCTGCCGATATATGTGTCATTCATGTAGCAATGTTGGTAATCACTATATCCCTCACTTAATTGACAATGTGCAATGTCATAATTGCTCAGCTGATTTACCTGTGAAAAGTGTAGCTGACATGACAGGTTATAAAAAAGATTTAAATGCTAATTGGTATGTTGCAGGACAATATTTACCAAAAACAAAATAGGAGGACAATAAATGATTAACAGAGTCACATTAGTAGGTCGTTTAACTAAGGATCCTGAATTTAGAACAACTCAAAAAGGAATTGATGTTGCAACTTTCACACTAGCAGTTAACCGCACTTTCACGAATGCTCAAGGCGAACGTGAAGCAGATTTTATCAATATAGTCGTATTCAGAAAGCAAGCACACAATGTTAACAACTATTTATCGAAAGGAAAGTTAGCAGGCGTTGATGGTCGCATACAATCACGTAGCTATGAAAATCAAGAAGGTCGTCGAATATTCGTAACTGAAGTAGTCGCAGATAGTGTTCAATTTCTTGAACCTAAAAATTCAAATGGTGGCCAACAAGACACTTACCAACAACAAACGCAATCACAAACACAACGTGGCCAAAATACTAAACCACAAGGACAAGATCCTTTTGCAAATGCTAACGGGCCAATTGATATCAGTGATGATGATTTACCGTTTTAAAGGAGTGAACAAACATGACATTAGGTAGAAAAATTAAAAACCAAAGATTGAACAAAGGGCTAACACAAACGGAATACGGAAAGAAATTTGGTGTAGGCAAAAGTAATATTTCTAAGTGGGAAAAAGGTACGAATAAACCTAACAATATTAGGTTGAAAATGATAGCTGATGACATGGGAATCACTGTTGTTGAGTTATTAGGGAGTGACGAAAAGTGACATTAGGAGAAAAAATCAAAAACCATAGATTAAATAAAGGAATGAATTTAAGAGAGTTTGGAGAATATATCGACAACACTTCTGACAGTATAGTCAGTCGTTGGGAAAAAAACCGTTCAGTTCCCAAAGCTAAAAGACTTAAATTAATCGCTGATGATATGAATATTACAGTTACCGAATTATTAAAAAGCTGATGAACTTCAACCAGTTTGAGAGTGAGGTGTTTGTATGACTGGTTGGATAAAACTACACAGAAAATTATTGGATTCTCCTATTTTTCAGAACGAAAAGCTCTTTAAAGTGTTTGCGTATTGTTTGATGAAAGCCAGTCATAAAGAACATACGCAGCTTGTAGGAAGACGTGTAGTTCATCTTCAAAAAGGCCAATTTGTCTTTGGAAGAAAGCGAGCAAGTGAAGAATTACGTCTTAAAGAATCCACCGTTAGAGACTACGTAAAACTTTTAGAAAAACTCGGAACTATCTACATAAAGTCCGACAACAAATTTTCCGTTATAACCGTTGTCAATTGGGCGATTTACCAGAATGACGAAGAAATTTCCGACAGCAAAAACGACAAGAAATCGACAACAAATCAACATCAAATGGACAGCAAATCGACAACAAATCAACATCAAATCAACACAAACAAGAATGTAAAGAATGAGAAGAATGATAAAAATGTAAAGAATGAGAAGAATGTTGTTGTAGGCGACGACTTCGCTACGATTTACAACCTGTATCAAGAAAACATTGAACAGATACCAAGTCCAATTACAACTGAAAAACTAACTCAAGATATGGATTATTACGGAAAAGAGTTAGTAGCGTATGCAATAAGGAAAGCTGCACTTAATAATTCTCATAACTACAAATTCATAGACTACTTACTCAAAGATTGGCGTAAGCGTAACTTAACAACCCTAAAAGCGGTTGAGCAGTACGAACAACAAAGACAGGAACAAAAAGAACAGTCCTATCAACCTAAAGTAACACAATCAAGAGAAAAGACACCTGAATGGTTGAAGAATCGTAATCAAGAAAAAGAAACGGTTAATGACGATCCTGAGTTTGAAAAATTACGTTTACAATTTCAAAAACAATTGGAGAGTGATTGGGATGATTAGAAAAGTATGTAGCAAAACTAAAAGTATTGAAGTTGGTCAAAATAATGTGACTTCAATTGAATTACACAAACATGAAACAGGTGGCATAGACATTTTTAAAACAAGAAACGCTGACGGTACCTTAAATGGTATCGAAGGCTTCTTTGTTGGCCAATATCAAGTTATAGAAGATTCAAGCACAGAACAGCTAGATATATTTAAGTTATTGGAGGGATAACAATGAAAGCAAACAAAGTTTATCGTTCTAAAGAACGTGTTTACATTTTCAGTGAAAGACAGTTAGAGAGAGCAGCGAAAAACAATGTTACTGAAGATGATATAACTAATCGCATGTTTCATGGTTGGGATATTGATGACATTGTGAATACACCTGTAAAACGAAGAAAGAAAAGAACGGTTAAAGCGACTAAGCCAGATATTACTAAAACACGTAAAGAACGTAAGAAGAAACAACCACAGAAAAAGTCGGCAATCAAAATCATTAATCAAAAACGTACTTATCCACCAGTTAAGCCATCAGAGTATTACTTCAACTTACTAGAATTTGCGACTAAGCATTTTAAAGCAGGTGATGATCATGCCTAAGGTCATTGATTTAGATAAAGGTGATTTCATTTGGTTTATTCCTCCGAATAGCCGAATGAATTACTACGGATATGTTAAAGAGTTGAAATGGAACTTTGAAGGTGTGAAAGAAAGTGCAGTCATCACAATAGATGATGAGATTGAAGTTGAAATTGATGACACATACCAAATAGCGATTGGGAGGAAATACTATGAAAAACGTAATTAAATTTGTAGGTAAATCAATTTTTAGAACAGTAGTTACTAGAGTAGTTAAGGACTTAATTGCAGCATACAACTACACAGAGTATGTAAAACATAAATTATCAAAAGATGAACAAAGTTTTTTCAAAGCATGCAATAGAGTTGGGATGTCTGACATTCAAGCATTACGTTTAGCTCAAATCATTGAAAAAGAAATGGAGAGAAAATAATGGATAAACATGAAAAAATGTGGATTAGTTTGAGAAGTAGTTTAAATACAAGAATTAGACAGTATCAAAATGCTGATTGTGTTACGGGGTTAGATGAAATTGCAGAAACAGAACTAGATGCTTGGCAAGGTATCGTTCAAGAAATGGAAGGACTTGAAAGAAAATTCGAGGAGGAACAATAAATGACAATTTTACCAATTAAAAAACTAAGTGAGAAAGCAATTTTACCAACAAGAGCAAATCCGACAGATAGTGGATTAGATTTATATGTTGCAGAAGATACAACTATTCTAGCGCACAGTACAAAAGTAGTACCAACACACATTGCGATTGATTTAGCGTATGGATATGAGGCGCAAGTGAGACCACGTTCAGGTAACTCGCTCAAAACAAAATTACGTGTAGCGCTTGGAACAATTGATCATACGTATAACAAAGAAATTGGAATTATCACAGATAATATAGGTGATGAGGCAATCGTAGTTAAAGCAGGAACACGTTTAGCACAATTAGTCATTGCACCAGTGATGCTACCAGATCCATTGGAGGTGCAAGAGTTTGATGAAGAATCTGAACGTGGAGCATACGGAAGCACAGGGGAATAAGGGAAATATTTATCAACGTGTAAAGGAAGTGCTTAGAAGATGAAAGATAATACTGAACAATGGCGAGAAGAAATAAGAAAATATTTTGATGGTAACGAAGAAGTAAAGAGGAAAATGGAAGATAATTATATTTATCATTCAAAAAAAATCAATGCAATTTACAACATGGTGCCACCTGATGAAGAAGAAGCTAGAAAAGAATATCGAGATACAATGGCAAGAATGAAAGATGAATTTTTATAGGAGTGAATAAGTGTGGCTATAAAATTAATTAAATTCATTTATTTAGTTGGTATGTTTGCACTTGGAATATATTTAACGAAACAGGCGATTGTCATTTTAGAAAGTGAAGATGATATTGACACTGCACCTGTAGATTACGCTTTGAATGGTGATCAGACAGATTTGAATGAGGTGATTCCATGACTTGGTGGATAGTATTAATACCAGTCACTTATCTAGTATGGATATGTATAAAGAGTAAGAATGGAGGTTAAATTAATGGGTAATATATTCAACGTTGACGGTAGTAAAAGAGAAAAACCTAACATTCAGAATCAAATATATGAATTGAAATCAATTTTCCCTTTAATACTTGAAGTGGCCAGATTGAAATCTGAATATCAACGTGAGAGATTAACAAGTTTAAGACAACAAGGTTTTACAGAAGAACAAGCATTAGAAATCATCAAAGTAGAACGTACACCTTTCGACCAATATTAAATATAAGGGGGAACATAAGTGATAACGATTGAACGTCATGATATTAGAAAGTTAGAAGAATATATCCAACATGTAGAACGTTATCGTAAGGAATTAAAGGTTTGTGAGTATGAATTATTAGAAAATCACGAACCAGAGAATGTAGGTGCTGGAAAAAGTAATCTACCCGGAAACCCAATTGAACGTCAGACAATTAAGAAATTAAGTAACAAACGATATGTAATGTTAAGCAACATTGTTAATGGCGTTGATAAGTTAGTAGAAGAAGCTGATGAAGATACACTCGATATGATTAATAAACGATATTGGGAATGTCCTATTGGTTGTTATGAGTGGGAAGACTTAGCTGAATACTTTGGAACAAGTAAGTCAAGTATATTAAGACGACGCAACGCAATGATTAATAAGTTAGCAGAATTAATCGGTTATGTGTAAATGGACTTGAGAGGTATATAAGTTCGCTTCAAAAGGCGCTATCATGATAGTGTAAGTTCTATCAGGTGACTTACATGTAATGATTTAATTCTTTGCTGAACAATTCAAAAACATACTCCTTTCTAAAATGTTAGTTTTTCATTTACTTATCCCTAAAAAGTAAATGATATAACCTATCTGAGAGAATACTCAGGTAGGTTTTTTGTTGTATAAAAATAAATAAAGTGAATAACGTGAGAGTTGGTGATATATGAGATGACAAAAATGCTAAATAATGCTAATTTTGACGACTTTTTAAAGTTGAGCGAAAAACAGCAGAAGTATATAGAAATAAAGAACGAAACAGGACAAACGGACAAAACTATTGCTAAAAAAATCGGCGTTGATACTACGACGATTAGCAGATGGAAAAGAAAAGAAGAATATCAGCTAGGTCTAAAAGGATATCAAGCATATTATCTTAGTGAGAAAACACCACAAGCACTTTTAACTATGACGAAACTGTTGAAAGCTAGAAGTGAATTAGTTAGATTTCAAGCAGCGAAAGATATATTAGATCGTTCAGGTTATACTCCGATAGACAAACAAGAATTAGAAGTAACTACCCCTACAATTATTAATAATATTCCATTAGAGGACTAATTATGGAAATACAGTTAGATAAAATTGTTGGCGGAGGATATAACCAATTCTTTAACAATAAAAACTTTTACAGAGTTGTGAAAGGTTCTAGGGGTAGTAAAAAGAGTAAGACAACTGCATTAAACTTTATATACAGATTAATGGAGTATGAGTGGGCTAATTTGCTTGTTGTAAGACGTTTTAGTAATACAAATAAACAATCAACATATACAGACTTGAAGTGGGCTACAAACCAATTAGGTGTGGCTCACTTATTTAAGTTTAATGATAGTTTACCAGAGATTACTTACAAACCGACTGGCCAAAAAATATTGTTCAGAGGACTTGATGATCCATTAAAAATTACGTCAATTACAGTTGATAAAGGAATATTGTGTTGGTGTTGGATAGAAGAAGCATATCAAGTTGAAACCTATGATAAATTCGCAACGCTTGTAGAAAGTATTCGTGGTAGCGTTAATAGTCCTGACTTCTTCAAACAGGTTACAGTTACATTCAACCCTTGGAGTGAACGTCATTGGCTTAAACCTACATTCTTTGATGAAGAT